TATTGATGGCTTTGGAACAAGCTGATACAGCAGGTAACACTGATGATGCTGAATCTATTGCACAAATGATAAGAGATGGTAGTTTTGACGTTCCTTCTTTAGATCAACCTTTTGAAGAATATGAAGAGGCTGGTTTCTTTGAGAAAGAGACTGGTGGCTTAGCTGGCAGTATCGCTGGTGGAATAAAAGGATTTAGTAAAACACCTGGTCCTTGGCAAGCTAAGGCATTAGGTGGAGCAGCTGGCGCTTTAGTTGGTGGCTTTACTGGTGACGTTGTTCAACAAGAATATCAAAAAGCTGTTGATAGCCCTATAGCTCCTAAAACTTTTGAAGAAGAATTAATTAGAGCGGCAAAGTATGGTGGTGAATCTGCACTACTTGACTTTGCTGGTAATGGTGTGTTCAAACTTGGTAGTAAGTTGTGGCAGTTTGCGAAGCCTAAAAAAATAGGTGGTGTTGATGAGGTTGATGAGACTCTTGGAAATCAAGTTGTTTCAGAAGCTGGGTATGATGCCAATAAGAAAACCTACGACAAGTATGGCTTAAAGATTGGAGACACTATACCCGCTCAACTTACAGCTGCTCAACTTACAGCTAACAAAATGGTTGGAACTATTGAAACTCTAGCGGAGTCTTCATGGGGTGGTGGTGCGATAACAAAACAAAGAGAGTTAAATGATTTAGCTATTTCTGAATACACAAGTAAATATATTAACAACTTTAATGATACAGCTGGTGAAATACTAACCGATGAAGGTCTTGGTCTTTTATTTAAGAACGGTATTGAAGCTGGAAAGACAATGCACAAAACGATGGGTGGAGAGTTGTATGCTAATTTAGATGTGTTATATAAGCCTTTGGTTAAGAAGACGTTAGTTGAAAAAGAAACCCCAACTGGAATACTTGATGCTGCTGGAAAGATGCTTGGTAGGAAGACAGCTGAACTTGTAGAGAAAGAAGTTTTACCTGTATCTACTAAGCTTCTAAAAGAGTTTGCCAAGAAGGAATTAGCAAAAACTGCTGGTACTAAACATAGAGCATTAAGTGGTTGGAGTAAAACAGAATTAGAATCAATCTTAAAATTTGATGACACAATTTCATTTGCTGAAGCACAAGCTTATAGAAGTAAAATGATTGCTGAATCATCTGGTGTGGCTAAAAGAGGCGAGGCTTTAGGTGAGGGTAAATCTGGCGCTCTTGCTAAAACTATCTCTAAGTTGTCTGATGATATAATTGCTCAAGGCGCTTTAAAAACCAAAAACCCAGAGTTCATTGCGGCATGGAGAAAAGCAAACGAGTTTTGGAAACAAGGTTCGGAAGACTTCTCTAATAAGTTTATGTCTTCTTTAATGAAGAAAGACCCTTCAGAGATTGGCAAGGCACTTTTCAACTCAACCCCTGAAAGTGTTATAAAAGCACGACACGCATTAAGACAGGCTGCTAAATTAGACAAGAACCTAGACTTTCATAAGACTTGGTTAGATATGCAGCAAGGATATATTCAAAAGATTATGTCTGATACTATTGATCCTCAAACAGGAGAAGTATCGATACGTAAGATTAGTGAATGGCTAAAGCCACACTCTGATAAAAACAAGAAGCTCATTTCAGCGTTTACATCAGAACAGAGAACTGGGCTAAAATCATTTACAGAAAGTGTTGAAGCAATGCAGAAAAGACCAGCAGGTGAAGGTTCATTTATGGTTACGGTTGGTCAGGCAGGTCTTGTATTGGGTGGCTTAGGTTCTCTTGGCTACCAAGAATGGAAGGGTCAAGATATTGCAGGAGACCTTGCTTTATATACGATAACACCGTATGTATTATCTAAACTTCTACTTAGACCTAAGTGGGCTAGAACTATATCAGCAGTTATGAGAATGAAAGGAAGACCAAGGTTAGGAACAGCAGCATTTGCTACTATCGCAAAATTAATGGCAGCAGTAAATGAAATTGAATTACTAGGAGAAAGATAATGGCAAGAGGCGCAGACGGGTCAATGTTGACCGAGAGACAACTAAAAGAATTAAACAGAAAACGATTTACTGATGCTGTAGCAGAAGGTAACCTATACAACACTGGTCCTATTGGTGAAGATGGTTCTACTGGCTTTGGTGAAGACAGATGGGCTTCATACTTCAAGAGTAACCCAGAGGAAGCTCCTAGTGACTGGACAGGCGACTCTAAGTCTTACATTGAGAAAGCACCAACCGATCAAGAGTTTCTTGCTCAAATGGACAATATGGAAGTCTATGATGATGAAGGCGAACTACTTTATGCTGATGGTCAAGAAGTTGGTGGTGGTGAAGGACAAGATAGAAACCTAAATGGCGATAGAGATGGTGACGGTTCGTTCAAGACTTACATGAGACCTGTTGATATTAAAGATGAAGTTCCTACTATAATTGATGAGCAAATTCCTACTGAAGAAATTAGGGCTGGTATTGATAAACGTAAAGCTGAACGTCCTGCTAAGACAGCTGAGATTGAAAGACGTAAAGCTGAAGTTAACAATGTTGATATTGATGCTGAAGTTGCTGCTGAGATGGCTATTGAAGAAGAAGACTCAGTTGAAACTTGGACTACTAGCTTTGAATCTATGTCTCCTGAAACATTCAATGAGATTAACCCTGAAGATGTTAAAGACCTAAGTGAAAACGCTCAAACAGCTTACAATCAAATCAAAGGTATGAACACTGATCTTGACCAAGAAGTTGGCGAGGGTATGCTTTCAGGTAAGCCTATGGATGAAGCTTCTAAGTCTGACATGATGAAATCAGCTATGATTAACATTGGTCTTGATGACACTCAATCTGCTGAACTACTTGATAAATTGAAAGGCATCTGTGGCTAATCCAACTGTATCACCTGAAGCGTACACTACCTATGGGATGCTATCAAAGTATGACTGGTCGCCACGTTTTAAAGCTGCCCTTATGGGTAGTATAGAGGTTGAAAGCTTAGACCCAAAAACAAAAAAATCTTTTGAACACACTAGAAAACAAAAAGGTGGTGGAACTGGATATGGGTTGTTTCAATTTGAAAGAGGATATACTGACAAAAAGACTGGAATTTACCATAAAGGTCAGTTAGATGATTATGAATCATTCCTAAAAGACCACAGCTTAAAAGACTCTAAAGAAAGCCAGATTGATTTTGTTTATAAGAGTATGACAACTAATGGATATGATAGTAAAGGTAATTCAAAAGCACCTCATGAGATAGGCGGAACTAACAGAGGTATGCTTCAGGATGCTATGAAGAACCAAGACATTAATGATAGCACCGAATCCTTAATGGATGATTACTTTCACTCTGGCGTTCCACATGAAGATCGAAGAAAGAAAAGCTCTGAGAAATACAGAAAAGCTTTTAAGATTAAACCTTAGACTCAGTTAGTTTACTTGGAACAGAGAAGTTCATCTCTGCGTTCAATCCAAACATTTTTAACATTGCGCTACGACTAATCCCGTAGCGTTTTGCTTTCTGGTCTATAAAGGTTAGGTCTTTCTCTGAAATCTTAATGTTAATCTGGTGGACTTTATCTTTCATAACAGCCTGTAATGGTTTGTAATGGCTATATTATATAGTAAGTATATACTGCATACTCATATCATTTGTGGTATAATTTTGCTGCGTGGGTAGGAATCTCCTCAGATTTGTTTTTTCACCCCCCATAGTGTTTTTTCAACTATTCACGCACTAAATTACTAGGGATTAAGACCTTGGACATCAACCTGTTGTTTCAATGCCTCTTCATCTCTATTCAAACATCTAGTTAAGTAATGCTCATAAGCATCATCATAGTTAGCACCACCTTTAGTGGCACGGTCAGCGTAGTCTTCAGCTAGTTTTATACACATTTCTGTTGTTGTCATTAACTTCCCCAAGTTTAGTCTTGCATTTCTAAGAACTCACACTTAATGCGTGGAGTGTTCGACCAGTATTTCCTTGCACGTATCATCACAATTTGTCGATCGTCTTCGTAGTATATACCATTTAATGAATCTAGTATAGCCTTACAATAATTATCTATATCTGCGTTATTGTCACAGAAACGTCCTTGGTACTCTTCTTTCTTCTTCTTCGACCATGACTTAGGGATTTTCACAAAGAAGTCTAATTTCGCATATACGTTCGTCTGAAGGGGTATAAACTGCACATCCCCTATTGCTATTTTCATATCCTCTCTAAACTGTGTATATTTCTTAGGATAAAAGGTTGAAAAACGAGTAACCCTCGGACGACTAGCAGGAACAGGAATAATGTAAAAAGTTTTCTTCATTGATAGCCCCATTTATTGTTTACTACAATATTTATTGTCTTCCTACTTACATTGAAACAACCTGCTAACTCTCGTTGTATAAATAATCCAGTTGCATAAGCCTCACAAACTTCAGAAGCATCATCAACAGACATACACCTTTTGATTAAATTAGTCCTAAGTGCGTGACCTGTGTTTTCTTGTGGAGTACACCACTCTAAGTTGCTCGAACAGTTGTTATGCTTGTCACCATCAATATGGTTAATGTGCGGCTTGTTGTCAGGGTTAGTGATATACGCTTCTGCTACCAACCTATGGATAGTCTTCTGTGTCGGTTTATTGTTACCGTGTAGACTAACTTTTAAGTAGCCCTTGGTGGTCAACTGCCCCTTTAAAAACTTCGGACTGTTTGATATTTTCTTATAACTCCAAACCCCGCCATCTTCTGTAACAGCATATTTACCTTCGTAATTCTTAACATCAATCATGAGTGTGTTTCATCCTCTCCTAAATCTAACTCATTATCCAGATACTGTAAGTCTTGTAGTGCTTGTTCTAATGAGCATCTAATAAACTGCTCTCTGTCTGATCTTGGGTACTCAACTATGTCATTGATCTCTTTAAGGAAACCAAGAATACACTCAATCTTTTGTTTACATAACGCATCATCATGAAACTTCATACCCCGACTCCCATTGTTAAAAATAACTTACTCATAGGGTCATAAGCATTACGCTTCAATATGTCAGCCCTAACAGCTTTAGGCTGTTTGTTTATTGGTATGTATCCACCAGTGTATTCGTTCTTACTACCACGTTGTCTCCCAGCTGTAGGAGCTTGAGCTAATATATGTACATCTCTAATTCCACGACTTAATCTAGCATACATTGTTGATTGGTTGATATTGTATTTACGAGCTAGAGATTCTGCTGAGTTGTCAGTTGATCCATCTGATAGTGTGAACTTCTTACAAGCGTGTGCCTTCTTACGACCTAATACTTTGAAGTGTTCACGCATTACCCAGCCAACATCATTTGATTGGTCTAATCGGTATCTTGCCGCTGTTTGTGTAAGTCCTAATTTATCAGATAATTCTTTTGCTGTAAATGTCGAACCGTCTGATAATCTGTATCGTTTTGCTAATGCTACTGTTGTCATTTATTCCTCCTCGTTGTTTAGTATAGACTTATTATATATTACCATCTCATAGCCATAGGTTTATTATCAGGCATATATCTCAATGACATTGAATCATCATCAGTCCATTGTAAAGACTCAGGTTCATACCAGAATCCCCACGTACCCAACCAATCACCATTACGTTGCTTAACAACTCTCATCCAAGCATCAGGCTCATCAAATGGTACTGGATCATTGTTCTGTCTATCTCGTTGTTTCTGCTCATTCAAGTGAATGATTATAATATTGAACGCTAGATTAGATATGGCAGAGCTTCCAGCAATATCAAACTTATCAGGAAAGAAGTTCTTAACCCCAGCTGGTGCTTTGCGACAATGAGTAACAAGGTGTATGTGTACGTTGTGCTGTTTAGCTTTAGTAGTTAACGCACCGATAAACTTTTTCTGGCTCTCATTATCATCTTGGTTAACACCACACATCATCAATGAATCAATCATGATATGCTTAACACCTTTCTGTTCAGCTGACCAATCGATCATTGCGTATATATCAGATGTTTCAACAGTATCAGTAGCATCATAAATCCACAGTCTTAAATCTGTTTCTTCTTTGAATCTCTTATAGAAGTCAGAGTCAGGCTTAGAGTGTCCGTATGCTTGTCTACACATACGAGCAACTGTTATCTCGCCTTTCATTTCCATAGAAGCAATCAATACAGTCGTGGTCTTAGTTAGCCATAAAGCTACTTGACCCATCACCATAGACTTACCGTTACCATTCACACCAGACCAGATAGTTACCTCGCCCTCTCTGAATCTAAACTTATCGTGTGTACGCTCCCAAGGCATCTTATCACCTGTATGGCTAATGCCATGATCTAGTAATACTTGCGCTCTATCTAAGAAGTCTGAAGCTGGTTTGATTAACTGTCTTTGCTTCTGTGCTTGGTAGTTTCTAAATTCCTCAATATTAATGTTGTTCATGTGAAAGCCTCGCATGACTCTGAACACCCAGAGTCTTCTTCATTATTAAAAGTAAATGTTTCTTGTTTATAGTTTGTTTCATTAAACACAGCTATCATCTTTTCAGCTGTCATATAATCTCTAAACAATGTTCTAGGTTCTGAAACAATCTCGCCTTTGATTTTGTTACTACCTACCTTTCCGTACTTCTGCTCAAGCATCATAGGGAAGTCAAAGATTGATACATCATCATCAAGTATCTTGAATAACTTCTTAGCTGACTTCTTGTAACACCACTTACAGTTTCCTTGGTAGTCTTGAAGATTTAAATCAAACTCTTGATCTTCCCAAAAGTCCATAACATCTAACTTGTCAGATGGAAACAAATCAACCAGAGGATACATTTTATTTTGTATAGTTTGGTTTCGTTTGATACGCTTAGGCTCATCTATTCTAATTCCAAGTGCTGTGTGATATTCACCCTTTAACCAGCCTATTGATTTGATGTATGAATGTATTGGGTTTTCTTTTAATTCCCTTGTACAATGTGGATAGCCGTTGTTTGGAAGTCCATACTTAGCAACTACATCTTCAAACGGTTCACCCTTACGACTAGCAGAACCATAATCAACAACCTTGTGAGTACAAGCAACACGCCCATCATTAACTACTGCTTCAATCCATACAGTATTAAATCCAAAATTAGTATCACATTTATTAACAAAATCTAGCGTTTCATTATTCTCTTGACCAGTATTAGCAAACACAATAAGCATCTCGTATTCATCTTGATATTCATCTAACAAGCGCTTGGTCATATACGCAGATGTTCTACCACCACTCATACAAACTAATAGTTTATGTTTCATATCTAACTCCAGCATAGTAGCCTTTCTTTTCTTCAACTACTCCACTAGGTAATTCATCAAACCAGCGTTCACCATTAAGATAAGTAGTAGCGTGTGGTATGAATCGACTCTCTGTATCAGTAAAGCGAATAGAACAGTCTTTAGTTGCTAACGCAGCATTAGTCTTGTTCAGTTTATTAAACGCAAGTGTTGCTCTCTTACGATCAGTCTTCTTTGGATAGTTATTCCAAAACGCATCGAACGCTTTATTCTTTTCTTTATCACTATCACTATCACTATCACTATCACTATCGGCTTTTCTGGGTTTCTCTGGGTTCTTTGGGTTACCAGATAACCCACTGGGTTTCTTGGGTTTACTAGGTCTACCACCCTTACTACCATTGACTTTGTTACGCTCAACAATGTTTTTATATTTGATTTCATCACGCAAGAATTGATTTTTAAAAGGCTCAAAAGCGAGTTTCATATCAAGACTCAAGCTTAATTCGTTACCTAGTTGGTAGTCTTTTATTGCTAAAAATAGCTGACCAATTTGCTCGGTTGATAATAGTTCAAGAACAGATAAGCTGTCGTTGTAAATGATAAAAGATTTCTTCATGTGTTCCTTATAATTGAACGAGCGTGAATACCCTCGCATTTGATCGATATGTTACTCATGATACAATCATTCATTAAATGTAGAATGTCCTTACCACGGGCAATATGCTCATCACCAAGTAGGTCTTGAGCGTTAAACCTACCAAAGATTTGTAGATTATTCATAGCACGATAAATAATGCCATGGTTTTCAAGCACAAAGTCATTAGGTGTTAAGTCTTTCAAGAGTGCTTCAGTCATGTTTCCATTAACCAGCATTGACCCTAGTACATCTTGCTCATCTTGTATTTGTATATTTCTCATTGGTTTATCCTTTAGTTGAATTGGGCGGCTCTTCGCAGTAGTTATAGTCTGCTTTGTCAGTCGGACTTCACCATTGCCCGTATAAAACTTACTTAGAACGGAATAGGGTCATCGTTAAACTCAGTAGCTGTTTCTGTTACTGTGTTCGCTATCGGTTCTTTAGGTTGAACTGAGAATGATAGTGCTGGTGCTTTAGGGTTTGCATCAGCTTTACGTTTCCAGCCTGATACCCAAAACTCCTTACCCTCTACATTGATAGAACCCGTGAAGTCTGGGTGATTCTCAGTTGTTTTCTTTTCGTTCTTCCAAATACTACCACGATTGGTATTGTCGAAATCTGCCATGTTGTTACTCCTTTTATTATTATTGTTTTGATATAACTCTATCGGCATAGCCAAAGAGCATATCTTCTTTTATTAGATAAGCATCTTTTGAACTCGTATCGCCACGAGATGTAAAAGTCTTCATATCTAAATTGTTTTGGACAATACAGTCCTTTATTCTTTCTGGCTTGATGAACGCATATTTATAGTGCGTAACAAAAACCCAGTAGTGGGCAAGTGTTGTAGATAGAGCAGACAGTTTCCCGTTCATTCTAACCTCAACAACTATGTTGCCCGTGTCTTTACTTTTATAATCTTGCTTAACTTCTATGCCATGACTAGACTCGGGTACGAATATATCGTATGCCTTGCAATATCCCTCTATACGAAACGCTTGGGGATATTTGCGTTTGATCAAAGCTAACACATCATCTTCAATCATCTGTCCAGTCTTTAGGTCTTGTTCAAATGTATTCATAATAGTTTGGAGTCCGTGTCGTGGACAAGCCGTACTTTTCGTTTAACTTAACGAGGACAAAAGGGAAAGGTCATGAATAACCTGAATTAAACCCCCGACCAGTCGTGGGCAGTAAACCCCTCTAGTTCTTTACATTCCGTCTTTAGACTCAGACTCGAATAGTTGTGTGTAGTAATCACATATCTGTATGAAGCCATTCTTCTTGGCGTAGTCATACAAATCACTTGCAGTATCATAGTCATTCTCTTTCTTAGCTTTGTCTAATGCTTCCTTGCCAGAGTTGATACGTTCGTTGTGTTCTTGTGTAGCTGTCAATGGCTTATTCTTACCAGCCGCAACATTGCCATCATCATCAACAGCTTCTAAGCCGAACATTGATATTAGAGCGTAACGCCTAGCGTAAGTAATAGCACCACCAAACTTTTGCATATCAGCACTAGGTATAACCAAGTGAGTATGACTTATAATCTTTTCTTCTGGTGTGCTGGTATTAACTAACTCCGTTGTCAGTACATCTACACCATCAATCCTATTAGGATATTGAATATAGATTAGATTACACTCAACCAAAGCTGGTGCTAGTGTATCCATAACCGAGTTAAGGTCAGCATACTTACTCTTAAAGAAAGGGTTACTAGCTGTCTTCTTGACACCTCCAACCATTGACCGAACCATTGATAAGCGTTCGTATATGTTTAATTTAATTGCTTCCATTTGTATCTCCTAGTGTAAAAAATCTTGTAGTTGTTCGTAAACAAAATCAGAGTCATCATTTATCTTATCTAACTCATCATCATTCAGTAGTTCGCCAGAGTCTTTGTATTCAGCTTCAATTATGAAAGCATCTTCAAACTCTGGGTATTGATCCCGTTGGAAATCCATGTCAATCACAGTTATGTTGTTAAAGTTCATAAGCTATGCTCCTTAACTGAATCAATAAAAGTATCAATCATCTGTTGCTCTTGCTCGTTGTGTTCAACAGCGTATTGTTTAGTAGCCATGTAGTCTTTAGCGTAGTCCATAAAGTCTGGCTCATAGTCATGTAGCTGTGCGTTCATCTCTTGTAGTTCAATGACCACTGCTCCCATGCGGCTCATGACTTATCCTCCAGTCCAAGGTCTTCTTTGATTACATTCACTTCATTAGTAAAGTTATATTCAAAGTAGTTGTTATCATCTTCTGGGTCTTGATAGACATAGTGAGCCAAGCCCTCTAAAGTGTTTAAACCTTTAGCGACTGCTTGAACATTATCAATAAAAACTTCACTCTGTGAATAGGGTGAGTCTTCATAGATTAAATGTTCAATGCTTTGCTTTACGAGTTCGGCAGTATCTTTAAACATTTTTAAGGCATCATCACGATTAGCTTGGTGCTGTGTAGTGAAGCCATCTTGTTCTTGTATATCTTGCGTTCTTTGGTAGTCCATATTTATCTCCGTTTTTGTTTTAGTTGAGTATTAATGATACACTATCTATTTACTAAGTGTAGTTTATTGTTGCTTATTTCTGTTAGTTTAGCTTTTAGATTAATAATCTCAATCAATGCCTGATTCTTTAAGATAGTCTGTTTGTTAATTTCATCTTTCAACTTGTCAACGCCATCTTTAACCATGTCATAAACTTCAGTTTCACTTTTAGTTAGATAGTTCATTTTCTTTTCTTCCTTTATGTTTTTAAATATGTGGGCGATAACATCAACTGTCCACCCGTTGCCAAGCATCTTATATCTTTGTGAGTTTGATACCAACTGCTTTTCATCTTCATCTTGTATTAAGGTGTAGTTGTCTGGCACAGTCTGTAAGCGTTCACATTCGAGTGGCGTTAGTTTTCGATACTTAACACCGTTGTAAATATTAGGGTCGGTTTGGTCAGACTCCTCAACAGGGATCATTGTTCTTTGCTTTCTTTCAATAGAGTTCCAAGCAACAGCACCACTGTAAGAATGGGTTAATGCGTATGCCTTATCTTTTTTTGTAGCACTCTCATTAACTAATATCTTTGGCTCTCTATGACCACCACCCATTGTTGTAAGCGTTGGTGATTTACCACTATCAGCATAAACACGTTTGATTGACTCATTACCTCTGATGTCTGTTGCGGTTGCCGCATGATGGCATATTGATTCTTGCTTGAACTCTTTCAGTTCACAAGGTCTATCACCGCTTAAATCATCAATAATATCTTTCAACACAACACCTTTGTCTTCTGGTTGGGCAACATTTGGAATATTAGTCCAGTACAATCTCACTCTATTCTGAGCAGACATTAATGCTGAATTAATCATTATGGGTTTAACACCTAAATGTTCAGATATAACATCTTGAAACTCTTGTTTCATTCGTACATTCTCAAGCATAAAATACTTAGGATTAATCTCTTTAAGCAATCGAACAAACTCAAAGAATAATGCAGAACGTGGGTCATCAAAGTTTAATTGTTTACCAGCAAAACTAAATCCTTGGCAAGGCGAACCACCTATTAACAAATCAATATTTGGTAAGTCTGTGGCAGATAACTCAGTTACATCGCCCAAATGAATAGTGTCGGGATAGTTGCTCTTAGCTACTTGGATTGCGTACTTATCAATCTCAGCTGCATAATAGTTATCTACCTCAATACCAGCTTCATCTAAAGCCAACCGACCACAACTCATGCCATCAAATAAACTTAATACATTCATGATGTTAGCTCCTGTATTCGAGAATAAAAGTGTTCAACCTCATTATCTTCTGACTCACCATCTTCAATCTCATTCATCATTAGGTCAAAAGCTTCGTTGATGTTCGATGCAAGGTTATGGTTTTTTAGTATTAAATCGTTAGCATAATTACGTGCTTTTATTATCTGACTCATTAGTATTTCTCCACGATTGATAATAGGTTCTCACGTTTATCTTCATTAGAACTGGTGCTGGTAATCAACCCCTCTTGTATTAGAAGCGTAACTGATCGCTTGATAGTTGATAGGCTGGTCATAAAGAAGTAAGGGTGCAACACTATCCCTTGAATAGTAATACCATCATGGTGAGCAATTAAAGCCAACACGTTGAACATGGTTCTGTGTAATGGCTTGCCGCTCTTTAGAGTTACACGGTCATTGATAGCTTGAACAGTTGTTAGTTTGTGCCAAGCACGTCTTAAATCTACTTTATTTAGCATAGTATTTATCCTTTTAGTTTTGTTAGTTGAAATGCCATAATTAATATCAGCAGCCCAGTTATTAGTTCCATGTAATCCATATTAGAACCTCATTAACGACCAAGCATTATTGCTTAATCTGTGGTTCATTATCCATAGTTCATTATAGAAGTCAATAGTTATTTTAGCGATAAGCTCATTAAGAGTCATAAGTCATTGATAGTTATAGGATATATCACCCTGAAATAATTCTCATTAGCTCATATAGTCTATAAGCCTTATAGTATAGGGCGTTCAATACCTATTGCGATATATAGCATTAATCCATATATCAGAAAAATATTATTATTAACTTTTTACCCTAAACAATAGGCGTATAAAAAGAATATAATTAATTAATAAATAAGTATTGACAAAGGCTTAAATAAGCCTATAATTAATCACAAGCAATAAAGCTTATAACTAAAAAGGTGATAAAAATGAATACTAAAGATTTTATAAAACTTGCAAACGGTGAAAGGTTATCTAATAAAAATGAATGGGTTTTTCTTACTGAATCAGTGAATGGCGTTGATATTCAATATAAAGCATTTGGCACTTGGATTCAATTTATAAAGGCTGGTGATTTTAATGATGGTTCTGGTTCTGGTTTAAGTGTTAGTGAATTTAAAAAATACCTTTTAGAAATTCTACAATATATAAATGCTGATAAATATAATCAATTCACCAAGGGGATAAAATGAATAACGTAAAAGAAACTAAAACAATAGAGTTTAATATTAATTTTGGCGGGTTTTATGAATCCCATAATAACATTATGATTGATAGCTCAGTAGCTAATTATTTTGATGCTGATGATATTGACAGTGTTAATGAGTCAGACATTGATAATGTTGACTTTAAAGCTATGGAATATAATTTTGGTTCTGAATGGCTTGAATTGTTTAGCAATGAGTTTCACCATTTAGCTTTAGAGTATAAAGGTATAGATTCACCAAGTTATTATAATTATGAAACTGACAAAATAATTGCATCAATAAAAACTGTTGATGTTGATAATTTAATTAATGAATTAAAGCATGACATTGATTTTGTAGAATATGTAAACGAAAATTCACAAAGTTATGACGGGTTTAATTCTTTTTACGTTGGTTTTAATAATGTTACTGATAATAAGGCAGTGTTTATGACTTACTATACTGATTATTTAACTGAAACTAATAAAGAAACTATACAAGGTTTTTGGCAGGACATATACGTTGATGCTGAATTTAACAAAGAAAAACACTTATACACTTTGGAGGGTTAATCATGAATAAATATAAAATTATAAGAATGTTTTTTAATGATTTTAATAAAAGCATAACCATAAAAAGAAACTTGAATAGCGATCAAGCCATGGCATGGTGCAGCGATCCAGAAACATCAAGCAGCACTTGCAAAAGTGCAAAGAAACTGGCATATACTAAAAAACATGGTCAATGGTTTGATGCTTTTGACGATCAATAAAACAAAGGGGATAAAATGACAAAGAATCAAGCAAAAATATACAAGGCATTGACTAAAAGAATAGAATCGTTTGGTGATAATCCACCGATTGAATTATTAAACGGTAGATTCAACTTTTTTAATGCTATTTTAATTAACAACTTTAAAACAAAGGGATAAACAACATGAATATAATAATTAATACATTGATACTGTTTAGCATAACAATAATTACAGTTTACGCATTAACAATATATCAATTGTTTATGTAAAGATAATCCACCAAGTAAGATACTAAAGCCAGTTTAATCACTGGTTTTTTTACGTTCAAAGATTAGTGGTTCGGAAGCTATAAAAATATAGTATCGATCGTGCTGCTAAATAACTTGTCGAAGTGTTTCAAGTGTTAGGTGTTAATAATCCGCACAGGGATAGAGAGTTTTTAATAGTTTAATACAGTAGCTGTTATTGTTTTGAATGGTTAATGTAATGGCTAAAATACCACAACCCTGTTAATATTTATATTTACCTTGATACTACTATCAATTAACTGTAAACCTTGCTGTATAAGCATATTCAAGCCTTTAAACTATACTAAATGACTTATTCTATGAGTGCTTTATGTATGCAGGGAGGGAGGCTCAATGCCGACGCGAAGATGAATGTTACTATACCCAAATCACAAGAAACGAAGTTTCGACTTTTCCAAATCTAGGGGAAAAGCTCTTGTTTAGATGGGCTATCTGCAGTAACTCTGTGTTGGCTATAATGTTTATGAAAGAGTTATGTAAGATTTTAGCTGATAAAAACTATATTGTCAAGTTACGATATAGTTTGTTTGTTTTAATAAAGTAATATATACTATTGCTACTTTAACCTTCTTATGGAGATAATTAAATGGGTGAAATATATAAAGACTCAAGAAAGAGAAAGAAAGATGGACGTGCTGGTAACCTTGGTAATCCTGCCTTGGTTAAGGGTGTTGTGTTAAATCCTAAAGGGAGACCTAAAGGCTCTGTGAATAAGAATACTTTGTTAGCACGAGCTATGATGTCTGATAGAGGTGTTGAGGTAGTTCAGAAAGTAATTGATATGGCTATGGAAGGTGATGTACATTGTTTGAAGATGTGTATTGATAGAATATTACCTGTTCATAAGGCAGTTGATCCAAACCGTACTAAGACTGATGCTAACATTGTTATTAATGTTGGTGCTTCTTCTGATATAAAAGAAAAGATAGCTAATTCTGACCCTGCTAAACTTGTTAATCCTAAAACTAAGACTGACGATGAGATAATTATTGCAGTTGGTGAGGTTATAGAATGATTAAAATTGTAGTTAAATCAAGGGGTTACGTATAATGCCAGAGTTAAATGTAGATTTACATCCTGCTCAATTAGAGATATTTAATTCAACTGCTAGATTTAAAGCTGTGGCTGCTGGACGTAGATTCGGTAAGTCTAGGCTTGCTGCTTGGATATTGTTAATTAAAGCTCTACAGTCTGACTCAAAAGACGTGTTTTATATCGGTCCTACGTTTCAACAAGCAAAAGACATTATGTGGTCTATGCTAAAAGAGCTAGGTGAAGATTTAATCGTTGCAGCTCATGAAAACACCGCTGTATTAACTCTTATAAATGGGCGGAAGATATATTTGAAAGGATCTGATAGACCTGATACATTGCGTGGTGTTGGTTTGGCTTATGTTGTACTAGATGAGTATGCAAGTATGAAACCTCAGGTGTGGGAACAGATTATTAGACCTACTCTTGCGGACGTACGTGGTGGAGCGTTGTTTATCGGTACTCCAGCAGGTAAGAATCACTTTTATGACGTTTATCAAGATGCTTTAAAGCTAGATGACTGGGAAGCTTTCCAGTTTAACTCAACTGATAATCCGTTTATTCCTGATGATGAAATTGAAGCTGCAAGAGACTCTATGTCGTCTATGTCATTTCGTCAAGAGTTTGAAGCATCCTTTGAAACCTTCTCTGGTGGTGTATTTAAAGAGGAATGGTTTAAAACAGCAGAAGAACCTGAAGAAGGCTCTTATGTTATCGCTATTGATCCTGCTGGTTTTGAGTCTGTAGAAAAAGAACGTAATTTGAAACGATCAAGACTTGATGAAACCGCTATTGCTATTGTTAAGATAGATAGAGACAAGTGGTGGGTTAAAGATATACTACATGGACGATGGAATATTAAAGAAACAGCTAAAAAGATACTTACATCTGCGGTAATTGTTGAATCTTCGACTGTTGGTATTGAAACTGGTGCGCTGAAGAACGCTATCTTGCCTTATTTAGAGGATGAGATGCGAACACAAGGTCAATATGTATCGATTATTGAAATGAGACATGGTGGTAAGAAAAAGGCTGACAGAATTGTATGGTCTTTACAAGGTAGAATGGAACATGGTCAAATATCGTTCAATGAAGATAGAGATTGGCGACCGTTTATCTCTCAGATGGTTGATTTCCCTAATAGATTATCACATGATGATATGTTAGACGCTCTTGCGTACATTGATCAAGTGTCTGTTGCTGATTTCGCCCACACAATCGAGCTTGAAGACGATTGGCAGCCTGAAGATGAGGTCGCAGGATATTAAATATGCAGAAAGTCTCCTTTTTAATTGCGTTTATGATATATTACGCCTAAATTCCTAGAGAAATCAAACACTTATGTTCGATCAGAAAGAAACTCAGTATAAAGCTCTAGCATCTTGGCTTACATATAGACTAGAAGGATGGCGTGATCATCGTGATATGAACTATGTTGATAAGTGGGATGAATATTACCGACTTTGGCGTGGTATCTGGGTTGGTTCAGACAGATTACGCTCTTCAGAGAAGTCAAGAATCATATCTCCTGCGTTACAACAAGCGGTCGAGGCATCAGTTGCTGAATTAGAAGAAGCTACGTTCGGTCGTGGCAAGTGGTTTGACATTCAAGACGATATGTTGGACACAGATCCTTCAGATGTTGAGTACATTCGTAACCTATTACAAGAAGACCTTGAAAAGACTGGTGCTAAAGACGCTATCTGCGAGGTATTCCTTAATGCTGCTATCTACGGTACTGGTATTGGTAAGATTGTTGTTGAACAGAACATAGAAAGAGTGCCATCGGAAGAACCTGTAGAAGGAACGATGACCACAACTCGTACATTGAAGGAAATTCCATCAATAGACATTAAAATCGAACCTATTTCTCCTAAGGAGTTCTTAATTGATCCATCAGCTAACTCTATCAAGGAAGCACTTGGTTGTGCGCATGAAGTTATTAAGCCGAGACATCATGTTGTGTCTGGTATTAAGTCTGGTATTTATCGTGATGTTCCCCTTGATGGTGATTATGACACTGTTCGCTTTGGCTTCGACCCTGAAGTTAAGCAAGCTGACGAAGGCGATTCGGTTAAGATTACCGAGTATTGGGGTTTAGTGCCTAAGAGATTTTTAACTAAATCAAAAGACCAAGACGACTTTGAGTACACTAATAAAGCTAAAGATGAGCTAGTTGAAGCAGTTGTAACGATTGTTAATGACGAATATATCCTTAGAGCTGAAGAAAATGCGTTTATGATGAAGGATAGACCTTTCATTGTCTACCAGCATGACATTGTTCCTAATAAATTCTGGGGCAGAGGTGTTTGTGAGAAGGGTTACAACCCTCAAAAAGCACTTGATACAGAGATGCGAGCTAGAATCGACTCTCTTGCCCTAACGACCACTC